TGTAGATGAGTAATGGGGGTTTAGTTACCCTCGAAGCAGTAGCTCTTGCTCTACCATTGCGTTTTTACGCATTGCTTCCATCATCTCTTGGTATGACCTGGGGTCTCCACCTTCTGTAGCTGCGGCGGTATCGGGTCCCATATTCATAAGCTTCATCCCTTCTGGGACGGGTTCTGGCTCAGGCTCGGGAGCAGGAGCAGCTTTTACCTCAGGCACCGGTTCTGGTGTCGGTAGTGGGTAGAGCACTCGAACCATTTTAGCTGCTTCTTCGGGCGATATATCTGCTCGCGCAAGTTGGCAGAACTTCTTGAATGCGTCGTCATTATCGTAGACATCTTTGTATTCAGTCGTGAGCCAGGTTTCTAGTGCAGTTACTTGTGCTTCAGTTTGTTCCGCTTCTTGCGCTTCGAACCTTTCGCGCAATTGCTTATGCTGTTGCATTGCTATATCGCGCTCTTGCACAGCTTGTTCCATCGCGGTTCCGTGAGACTGCACAGCTTTTTCGTGTGCTTCTTCCGCCTCTCGTCGCAGGGTTTTCAATGCTGTTCGATGGGCAACCTTAAGTTCGTCGACCTCTTTTTGCTTTGCGATCATTGGGTCGATATCGCCGTGCAGCCATCGCTGGACTTTAACTTCTTGCTCGCGCACTTCCTTCATCAGTTCTTCAGCGCTTCGTCGCTGCTTGGCCAGGTCTTGGTACTTACTGGTATATCCACGTTGCCAGTGTTGGTACTTTTCTTGAATACCGTTCAGTACCGAGTCACGGAGATTTTCATCCAACTGTTTGACCCAATTGGCAGTGTGCAGACTTTCATACTCACCGTTCCAGTCGAACACTGGTGGGACTTCAATTTCTTCTTCCACCGCAACAGGAGTCGCTTCTTGAGTCGCTTCTGGAGCGGCCTCAACAGGTTCTGGGGCACTTGTTTCAACTGTAGCCTCGCTGCTCCCTTCGGGCTCAGCATCGGCAGATACGGCTTCCACCGCTTCATTGTCTTCGTTTAGCATAGATCACATCCCCCCTGGTGGCATCATTTCTGGTGGCATACCAGCCGCATCTGGCGCACCGGCTTCCGGTGGTGGTGCTGGTGGTTCTGGTTGGTTCTGCATGCTGCGTGCGGCGATCACTTCCAGTTGCATCAGAATCTCGAAGTCATCGGCAATCATTGCTGCCAAGTCATCGGGGCTTTTGCCTTGTGTTGACGCCAACTGTTGTGCTGCCTGGTAGAGCATCTCGGCTCGTTCAGGGGTCACACCAAGCGTTTCAATCAATGGGCTAAGGTCTTGCTCGCCTTCGCCTTCTTCTGGTGCTCCTTCTTCCGGGGGCACACCTTCTTCAGGCGCTGCCTCTGCCGGTGCCCCTTCTTCGGGTGGCGCTCCTTCTTCTGCCGCACTGATCCGTTGCAGAAGATCGTCTACATCTTTCTCTGTGACTTCTTCTGGATTAGCCGCTCCGCCTCCTTCTTCTTTGTATCCGGGTTCTCCGGGGTAAGGAAGGCGCTCGCCAGTTTTGGGATCGATGGGCATGATGTTCTCCTGATACGGCGTCTTACCGCTCTGGTTTACTATGTTAGTTTAGTCGGTGTGACAAGATCAAGTTTTGGGTCAACGAGTTCAAAAGTTATTTGCGCACCCAATGCACGGATGAGTTTATTCGGGAGTGTTTTACTCTCTCCTGATTCCGTATCCTCATACACAACAGCATCTCTTACTGTGTTGTCTTTTATTTTGCGTAAGTTGCGTCCATTGGTTTCTGCAGCTTTTACTGCGCCTTCGACAAGGTCGGGGTCCGACATCATATTTCGTGTGTTCTTGCGGCCCATTATTTACTTTCCGTCGGTGGTGCTTTGGGCTTAGTCCGTCCCTCAGCTTTATATCGTCTGTTCCGTTCGGACGCCGCTTTCAGTGTTTGGCTGTCGACACCGGCTGCTTTTTTTCTTTTGTAGCTATTGTGACGTATGGTGTCGAGTCGGTCAGCTTTCTGTCCTTTTGTTTCCTCTTGGATATTGACTCGTTTACCAGGGAAGCGCTTTTCGATGGTAGCGATACAGCGGTCGTAGTCTTCTTTTGTTTCGGCTTTGCCGAGTACGCCAAAGTCAACGGCTGCGAATGATCCTGGTCCTTGACCATGGATAGCGTAGCGGAGTCCAATGAAGCTCATCTTTCGTTTGCTACCGCATTCGGGGCAATCGTCTGGCCCGTCGGCACGTCGGTAGATTGCTTCTTCTTCAAAGAAGTCGCATCCGGTGCATTCGAGGTTGTTCATTATGAGGCTCATCGTTTGTCCTTTGGGGGCTCTATTCGAATCACGTCACCTGGGTAAAGCTTATTTATGTCTGCGTCGGGGTCAACGTAGTACTCAGAGCCATCACCAAAAACGATTAAAGGAATTGTTTCGCCGCCTGGTAACGTGCGAGTTTGTTGTTTAAACGGTTCAGCTTTGTCGCGTTTTTGGTTTAATGATTGCATAGCCGCGCTCTGCCCAAAGCTAGTTTGTGCTGCGTAGTTTTGCGTAAGGTCGTCATAATTTTTAGGTGGCATCACGTTCTGTGCGATGGAGAAATACTCATCCGTCTGTTTGCCTTCGTAATCGTCAAGTGTGTCCAACTTAGGTGGTGTAGGTCCATGTGGTCCGCGCTTTTCCTTACCTTTATGTGGTGCGTAGTTGCTTCGTTTGTGTTTAATCGTAGTGGCTGACGCTTTTGATGGCGCTTTTCCTACGGCGGTACTTGACTTAGTTTCAGATCCTTTACCGCCCGTTGTTTTAGACAGCTTAGCAAACAAAGCTTCCTCGGCGTCCATCCGATCGCTCTGCGGATATGCAATCTCTCCAAGGTCGCCAGGTGACTCTGTGATCCCAGTGTCAGCATCAGACTCTCCATAAGCTACCGAAGATTCAATACGGCTGAGAAACTCTGGAGACGCGTCCTTTTGCTGGACTGCTTTGCTTCGCCCCGCGATCTCGCCGCCTTGAGGCTGGGTCTTACGAAGCGCCAACATTTTGTCTTTGTATACGCTCAAGTCTCACCTCTAATGGGGGCTCCCCCACCGCCGGGTAGTGCGTCCTCCATCTCTGGCTCTACCCCAGCCTCTTGCCCACTTACTGCAGCCATCATTGCTTCAGCTTCATCTGGTGGCAACTGGGCCATCAGTTGCTGCAATTGAGCAGCTTGCTGTGCTTCAATCGCAGGCTTACCGGCTGCGGCCCCACCCAACTTAGCTTGCTGTTCTGCTTGCATCATTGCTTGTTGTTGTGCGGCGGCGGCTTCTTGTTGCGCAATTAGTTCCGCTTCGGGGATAAGGATTCGGCTGGGTAGTCCGAGGTTGGTCAGAATTTCTTCCGTCAGCCGTCGGATATCTACGTTCTGGTTTTGCGACAAGAACGGGAGCATTTGAATTAGCGTCTCAGCCATCATGCCGGGGTTACGTCGAATGGGGTTGTAGCTAACCATCTTAAAGTCGACATCGACATCGACGAGTTCTTTGTGGCTTAGTTGTTCCCACTTGTTGCTACCGGAGATTCGGATCAGTCGTGTCTTGCGCATATATTTCTTACAGAGGTAGAACACCTTTTTCGCCACATCTTCGATGGCATCGTTCAGGTGACCTTCTCGGGTTGCGAGTCGGGTTCGAAGTTGGGCATCGATAATGGCCATCTCTGTTGCGGTTCGCGCACCAGCAACTTGGCCTCGAGCGGCTTCAGCCAATGCGGAGATAAAGGCCGCATCTTCTTCTTGCCGTGCAATGAATTCTTTGACCCCAGATGGGCTATCAGGGATGGGCATTTCGTAGAAGAGAGTAGCCAAGCTTCGGAGGGCTTCGCTATTTGACGGGTTGATTCCGATAAACGCACCTGCGCTGGCTTCTACTGCTTTGTTCAGGTCTTCTTCACTCACTCGACCGGAGTCGTACATGACTCTCGGGATTTGAAGGTACGTGATTTGCTTCATGTGTGTGAGCAGATCGTTGATAGTTTCTTGTTGCTTTAGAACAAGCTGTACCTCACTCAAGCCCAGGCAATCAATCCCTGATTGGTTGAGTGTGAACATGCTGTACGGGATGTAGTCGATCTTATCTTCGAACACGATGGCATCAGCTTGCTTAATGTAGTGCTGCATAATGCCGCGTTCGCGATCGTAATACTCGTAGACGGTCACCCATTGAAATGCGTCACGAACAGTATCTGTGGTGCTTTTCTGGTTTTCGTCGAGCAGCCACTTTGGGTATCGGTCTGGAGTAACTTCTTTGACCAATTCGGATTTGTACTGCCCAGACTTTACTCGCGCCTTAAACTCATCGAAGGAGATAACCGTCGCTTCAATCCAGTATCGGATATCGTCTGAGTCTCGCACGGTAAGGTCGAAGAATATACTAGAGGGGTTGATTGCCCGAATAATGGGTACGTCTTTTTTCGCATCCCACCCCGTCTTAAAGATGCCACGTTTACAGAGCACGGCATCGATTAGTGCCGTAGCTGCTTTGCGTCGAAAGTTGTTTGTTTCAAACACATACTCGACCAGGCCTGTCACCGCAGGGGACGCATCTTGAGACACGGGTGTTCTTGCGATGGCGCCTACTGATGGGTTTGGCCCCAACAAGGCGCTGACTGCCGTATCTGCGATGGCATAGATAATGTTCTTTGAGCACAGATAGGACGACCCGCTAAGGCCTTGGAGGTCGCTATCGCCGCCAGAAAAGAAGTTACCTCGATAGAACCTACGGGCTTTATCGAAGTCTTTCTTTTCGGCTCGCTTATAGAAATTAAGATGCCGATCGATCAGTTTTGACAGCTTAGACATAGTGACCTATTTTTTCTTCTTGAAGAACTTGGCCAGATTAGCGGTCTTCTCGTCAATCTCTTCATGCGTGATCTCTTTCGTCTCACTTAATTGTTTGGCGTTTTCTTCGTCGGACTGGCCTTCGATTTTTTTCTTCCTGGCAGCTTCATCTATTGCTGCCTGCTTTGCCATTGCGTCTTTTTTTGCCTTGTAGTCGGCCATTTTATTTCCAGATTTGTGATGCAGGTTTAAAGGGTGATTTTGCTTCGCGTCTTTTATGACTCTTAATTCTATCTAGTTGTTTGATTGTAACTTGTCCCGGCAAGTATTCCGATTGTACTTCAGTTGCTTCGTGCGAGAAATGTCTCCGGGACAGAATGTCAGCAGCCATAACCGCTGTTCTAGCGCGGTCGAAGTGGTGAATTGTACCATCTTCGCCCCGAATGCGTTTCTTTCGTGTGCCGTCATAGTTCAGTAATTGGTGGAGCATTCCGCGACTTTGTATATTTAGTTCATGTTGCCTTAGCATTTGAACGAGTCGCGCTTCAGACTCTTGTAGCCGTTTTTGTGTCGCGTACCAACCTGGGTGATTTCTATCGGTCCAGAGTAAGTTTCGTGTCTCTTGGTCTTTCAAGATAGCGATACATGCTGTGGCGTTGGACTCAACGGCGAGCAGTGCGCCGAGGTATCTTTTCTGTACAACCTTTAGTCTTTGTGCGAATCGGTCAGGCGTTTCTCGATCTTCCCAGAAGGCAATCTCTTTCCATTCGGTGGCGTCCCAAACAGTTAGCGCTGATTTATCACCTGTACTACCGAAGCCTGCGGGGTCAGCGGTGACCAGGTATTGATGTCCAGGCTTAGGTGGTTCAAATTCATGGCAAGCGTGACCACCGAGTAGTGGCTCAACGGTGGCCTTTTCGAGTAGGGGCTTCAGGATTTCTGCGGGCATTACGGGGTTTGTACTACCCAGCCACCCATCGTAAGAGTCTGACGGGTACTTACACGAGAACAGTCTTGTGTCTCCGACGAACTCTGTATTTAGTCCTTTGCGCCGAAAGGCTAAGTTGTGGATGCTCATTCCATCATGACGACTCATATATTCAAGTTCAGGCGCTGAAGGCTGAAAGCTATCGTCAGGCTCTCTACAACTTTCATCTTCCCACCACTCAAGGAACAGCGGATGAAATCGACTTGAACCTTCTAGCGCCGACCGCCACATCTGTTCATGGTGTGAGCCCGCTCGCCCTGGTGTTGATTCCAATATGACTTTAGCGTTGGGGCGTTTGTTTACAGTGGGGAAAATATTAATCGCGGCTTTGCGTTGCCATTGAGCCTCACCGAATTCTGTGATTACGAGACGGTCAATGGATCGACCGATGGCTGGAGACCTTCCGCCCGCCGTCAAGACTTTAATGCCCCCTCCGTGACAGAATTGCATCTGTGTGGCGCCCGCCTTTTTCCCTGGCGTCAGCGGCATTCGGACATCGGCAGGCAGCCTGTTGTATGCGAATAGTATGCGTTCAAAGATGTCTTCCGCCGTGTCTTGACGTTCTGCAATAAGCAGGCCCTTGACGCCGCTGAGGTACATACAATCTCTTAGTAGCAACATGACTGAAATCGTAGTGATCTTCGCTTGACGGAACTTGTTTACCATAAGCCAACGATTTTGGTCGTAAGCTTCCAGTAGTTTCCTCTGCGTATGTGTGGGTTCCATGTACCCTGTTGATTCGTCCTCTCGCACAATTTGGCACATAGACACAAAGGCATCGGGGGTTGCGAACAGGGCTCGAACCTTTCCATCATGGATGCCTGGTGCGGTGGCATATTCTGCGCCACCAGTAGTTACACTTTTACGTTTACGCTTTTTTGCGTTGGTTGCTGTCATAGCCACTATGGTATCATGATGACGCTTATCTGCCTAAGTGACTGTATTACGTGCCGGAATAAGTCATAAATATTGACAATGTGAAAGTCTCTTACTTGCGCAATTATAGTATGTGTTGTATACAGATTATGCACCCAAAAGATGTGCTGGGCAGCCTTATAGGTCCAGTATTGTGCGTCACGGGCAGGCGAAAAGTTTTTTTCTAATACAATTACAGCGAGAATAAAATGACTATCAGTACTGAACTACTGAACTCTACGTTCGCGGATCTCCGTGGACCTCTGGTAAATTCGTTTGTTCGTAGCAATGAGTTGTTCGAAGCACTTAACGCTAAGGCTCGGATGCCCATGGAGGGAGGAACAAAGATTGAGCGTTCCTTCTCCGGTGGTGCCCCTGCCCGTGGTGTTGGTGTCTACGTCGGCGACGAGCTACTGAACATGACCCGGCGCCAACAGATCAAGAAGTTTTCTGTTGAGCCTCATCGTATGGTTATGGCCATCAACATTCCCAAGCGGGAGCTAAACCAGAACAGTGGTAAGTTGGCGGTTATTCGACTTATTGAGGAATATCCTCAAACTGCAATGGAAGCAGCTAAGGCAGACTTGAACAAGTTTCTTCTCACTGGTGTGAGTCGGGGTCTTGCTTTTCAAACGTCTGAGCTTCTTGGTTTGTTGACACTCAACGGTCAAAAGGAATCCGGTATTGGAGCCGGTGTGACTCATGGTCTTCTTGACTTTGTGGCACCAGGTTCTCAG